CCAGTAGTGCTGTGCAATGGGATGAAACTTCACGTTGATGTTGTAGCCAGTGAGTTTGTATTTGGCAGTGTAGATGGTGTTGCGACGAATGGCATCTGACAGCACTGATTGTTCTGCTTCTAACACAGCACCAGGCTGGTCCATGGGCTCTTCTGTGTCTTCTGGATCCAGGGGCAAGTTCTTCACAAACTGGTCCAGTTGTGCTGAATCAATGGCAGCACGGGCGTCGCCTAGGTTCTGTTGTATTTCTGCCAGGGCTGACTGCAGGTCCACACTGGTTCTGCGCTTGGATTGGCGCATGGCAGTTAATCCAGAATCAGCTGCCTGTTGTTCAAATGCCAACAACTGATCTTGTGTGCCTTCTGTTGTGACATATCGCACAATCTGTTCACGCACAGGCTTGATCATCATCATGCCATTTTTGTGCATCACAGCATCCATTACCCAGCGTTCCATGATAAAGTGTGGATCATTCATTTGGTTCACAACCTTGCTGACCATTTCTGTAGCCTGTCTGGCAGCTGTTTCATCTTCTTCTGAATCAGCCACAAACTCAAAGTTGATTTCGCCGTGTGGCACAAGCCCTTTGGTGATCACAGCAGTGGCATAATCCACAGCAGGCTTTACTGAAGGGTGAATATAATCTATGCCGTTTACAGGTGCTGTGGAGTCTGTAACTGCCAACACAAGATAATGATAATCACTGGCACGGTTCACCGCGTTCTTGGTGCCCAGATAACGCAGATATGAAGCCATCTTCACATCCATCTGATTCTTCATTCGCACGAAGTTGGCGTTTTGTTTACGGTTTTGATTGATCTTGTCAATGGGTATGTTTTTTATGTCGAGCATTAGAGATATCCTCAGGATATAGTATTTAGTGGTTTTGCGAAAAGCCCTGGTTTAGTGAGCAATTATAATTGAGTCGTTGTCATCTGTGCCTGCTGCCATACAAGCACGACACTCTGAACCAAAGTCTTCTATGTCTAATGGTTCAATTCGCAGTCGGACGCCATTGCCATCAGCAAGGTCTATCAAGGCTCGAGCGTGACGATCACACAACAACATCAAGCGAGAGCCTATGTAGAGTTTTGCTTGAGCAAATGTATCTGGTTTGGGTGTGTTCACGGTGATGCTGTCCTTCCTGCCCATTTGAGCACAAACATTGTTTTTTCAGCACAGGCTTCTGGCCACATACGGTCAGCAAATTCTTCGGCGTTCTTACAAGGTGTGCCAGCAAACACCCAGTCAGGCTTGGGATTGTGCTGTTGAGCATATCCGCCTTGAGGCAAGCCCAACAATGAGTTGTATTGCTGTGCTGACATCTGTTGTGCCAGTCCAGCGTTGGCACCGTATTGACCTGCCTGCTGGTATGCTGAATAGGCTTGATTAAATGCTGTGTTTGCTGCCTGCTGTGCGGCTGGTGATGACAAGTTGCTGGCGGTATTGGCTTGTCCAAATATAGCGTTGTAAAGTGATTGCATTATGCGTCCGGTGAGTATGATCGTTTCCACGCTGGCTTGGAGGATTCATCTCTACGCACATAGCGATCTCTTTGTGCTGCCATTCTCTGCTGTGGTGAACGATTGTCCCAGGGTTCTGCCAACCCATTGAGACATCCCAGTATAGCATATCTTGCTGAATCAATACAGTCATCTGGGTCAGAAAATCTGCCTTGAGTATCCACATAGTAGTTCTGTGCTTCACGCAAGAAGTCAGTGCAGTTCTCATTGATCATTAGGCTGCCCACTTCCAGCATCTGTCGCATTTGGTTGATGCCATAACTCTTGTGGTTGGTCACACGTCCTTCTGAATCTGGCGGATTCATAATGGCCTTGCCATACACATTGAGTTCATAGGATTCAAACAGTTCTCTAATGCTTGACGCACTCATTGTGTAGCGACCCTGTGTTGAAGCGTCTGGTGGCAGCACAATGGGCGTGCCAAACACTTCTGGACGTAAGAGATGATTGATATACTGTGTGGGAATGGCTTCTTCCACGCCCTGCACCACAATCTGTCGATGCAGCCAGGCTGACCTTTCGTATGGATCCCAATACATCAGACTGATAACTGTTTTGTCATTGACCAGGCCCAGGTCCAAGGCCAGGATGCGTTGTATGTTGGGTAGATTGCGAAAGTCAATCTCTCCTGACCGGTAGGTGGGCCAACTACGCAGTTGAAACACAGCACCTTTGCCCATAATAGGCTTGCCCTGCATACGTGCTTCACGCTCGTGTGGCAGGTAGTCACGTTCCAGTTGCTCACGTGTTTCTTTTAAGAGAAATGGTTCACCCCAGGGATCATATTCTGGCACATCATCCCAACTTACTCTAACATAATCGTAGCCGGGTTCTTGATTCCAGAACTTTGACACAAGACCATTTAGGCCTTTGAGTGGTGTGAACGAACACAGCACCTGACCCTGTGTGGTTGCTGTTCTTGTGACTATCTCACTGAAGAAGTCATCCGGTGGCTGTTCATCAAACACAGCCAGGTTCAGTTTGAAACCCTGCAGTTGACGCACCTCTTGAGTATAGTTGGCAAACAGCAAATAACTCTTGCCGCCTGTGACGTGTCGTATCTCCACACCAATGGCGTTGGCACCATCCCCACGCATAGTATCCTGAACAATGGCATCTCTTGGTATGGCTCCTGTGCCTATCTGATCACGCAGTTTCACATCTGGAGTGCCCAAGAGTTCATTCTGTAGCACCAGAGCCACTTGGCTCCAGCCTTCGCCGGCTACCATTGCTGTGATGGGCTTGTCAAAGCGACGTCCCTGCCACCACTCAGGATACTGTCCTGTAAGGTGATAGGCTGTTTCATAACAGGTTGATACGGTCTTGCCGATACGGTTGGCTGCCAGGATGCCTCGACGATCAGTGGTGGTCACAAAGAAACTCTTTTGGTGTTCAAAAGGTCTAAAGTAGCGTAGTTGATTATAACGCATATCATCAGCCACATCAATCACCAGGTCCTGCATTTGGTCCTGCACGTCTGTTGTGAGTGTGGGCCAGGCTTGATGTGGGATTGAGTTGGAATCCAGCACCCATCGCAGGGCTCGACGCATAAGCACTGTGGGATCAAGCATTATTCGGGATCAGGTAGTCGCCAGTCTTGACGCACTTGGTTTAGGTCCTTGAGTGCGTGGGCCAGGGCAAATATTTCATCAGCAGTGGCAGGCCAGGAATCTGGATGGTCCAACACAAAGCCCTGTGGTTTGCTCAACAGGCCCTGCAGGCGTTCTGACACCAGTCGCATATGGTGTTCCAACTGATGTGGAAAGCGTTGGGTAAACGCTTCACGGTTCACAGCATTGACCTTTTGTAAGATCTTGGTATCATCCGCACGGCGTGACTCCACTGCGTTGTGAATGATACCATCTCTAATCTGAGCAGTAGGCTGTGTCATTATTCGTCCAAGTCCCAGGGATTGATAGCGGCCTTGTGGTCCAGGCTGATGAAGTCTCTGTCTACATAACGCACCCATTGATTGGTTGTGTTGTAGCGGAATGTCTGCATCATAGCACGTAGTCTACGCCCAATGGGAGTGAGTGTGCCATCACTGCGTTGCACAATCTGTTCGCCTGTGCGTGGATCAACCCACTTGATAATCTCAGGACGAACCTTGCCCCACTTGTCGATCTTCTCACCGAATGGGCGTGGCTCAATGGGTCCTATCACTTCATAGGTGATCATACCATTCTTATACTTCTTGAACGTGCAGTGCATCTTGCGACCTTGACTGTGATACTCCGCATCCGAGTGTGGCACAAACGCAGTGAAGAATTCATTCTGTAGGTCAGCACGGCCAGGGATGGCAGGATCTCTTGGGGGTAGTTCTTTAAGGGATTCTTCCGGCACAAGATCAGTCTTGTCCAGGTAAGGATTACTTGTGCCAATGTAGCGTTGATCAACGTTGACACCATTTAGAGTGTCCATTGCTATTTGGTATTTGAGTTTGTTGGCACGACCTTTTAGGTTCAGCACAATGCCTGTTTCATCATACACAAAGCGTTCAAGGTCTTTGGCCGTAGGGAAGTCAGTCATCAAGCCTTCCGTGTCGAACTCGCGATCAACTGGTGCTGGCTCTGCTGGCTTTTTTAACTTGGGGGTCTTGGCAGGAGGTTCAACAGGAGTGGCTGGTTCTACAGCGTCATCCCAGATGTTTTCCGCGGGTGTGGGGGTGGGTCTTTTGTTCATATCTTTTCCTTATCTTAAACAAAAACTTGAACACACCCTTGTGTGCTCAAGTGGGGTTATTCAATAACCTGAAGTGGCACCTAATGCACCTCGACGTGCGGCTGCTGACTTCTGTTGCTTGCCGGCGTTGCCTTTTGTGGGACCACGACCAACATTGACCCGGGCCTTGACGGGCTCCACTGCTGGATCTCTTACTGATCTCATTAGTTCACCACGACGGGCTACAGCGTCAGTGACCATATCAGCCAGTGCTGACTTCTCTAAACCTGTCCGGTCCTTTTCAGCCATTGCGTCAGCACGTTTGGTGCCTGTGTTGTGGTTGCCTGTTGTGGGGCCACGCTTCTGGTTTATGCTCTTGGCTTGCATATTGGTTGTTGATGTTCTCATTATACTACTCCGGGTGTGATGAATACGTTGCCAGTGGCTGAATCACCTGCCACTGACACATAAAGGTTGCCTGACACATAAGGCACTTGTGGCAGTCGAATCATTGCTGTGCTTGATGGACCAATCACAACACCGACACCATTGGCACCTGATGTGGGGATACTGGCATTGGTGTCCAGTGCGTCAAATGAAGTGTTGACCACAACCACATTGGCTGTGTCCACATTCACACAGTAAAGCACATTGGGCAAGCCTGCTGAGCCTGGTGTGATGGTGATGGCAGTGTCAGTTGAATCATCTGCATAGGCAGCAATGATTGAAGGACCCACGGGGGAAAATGGTATACTCATAGTCTATCTCTTAGTATTGGCTCTTGGGGCCGTAGTTGATGCC